TATTTCTAAAACACGAAATGAAAAATCTTTATCATTGCCATTGTATTTATGTAAGAATTGCATCGCAGCAACCCTATCAGAACCTACCATAAACACCGCTTCATCATATCCCCTCATCATTAAATCTTGCATAATAGCAACTGGTTCTCTAGGACCGCTCTTGAATTTACCTTTGTGTTCTGGAAACATTTTAGTTATCCAAAACAATTTTCTATCAGGTGGAAGTGGATTTTTTCCTTTTGCATCAACAGTTTGTGAAAGATATATGCAATAATCATGACTACCAGCTGCTTTTTTTACACCAGCAAAATTTTCTTTATGACCAGAAGTGGGTGGTTGAAACCTACCAAATGTAAAATAAACTCTCTTACCTTTTAACGCCATTGTTTTGCCAAAGTAAAGTTGATGAAAGAAAACTCCAAACGATTAACAAACTTAATCATATCACCATCTTTATGTAGTACATAACCTTCAGGTCCTGTAACTTTATATCCATTATCAGTTTGAGCAAATGTCTTAAAAGTTTCTAAATGATCTAATTTATCAATAACCATTTGTTTAACTATTTGCAATTCTTTATAGAGAGCAATCATAGATTTAAATTTATATACATTATCTCTCAAATAATTTTGACTGTTATGTACTAATTTACTTTTCTGTGCTTTGGTTGATGCTGTTTTTATTTTATTGAGCATCGTTGTAGTCTTATCATAATAAAAATTATAGAGATTTTCAAACGCTGCGTCGGTATTATTGATGGTACGTGCTGCTTTTATCTCAGCATTAAAAAATGGTTTTACATATGATGCTACATGCCATTTTTCATCACCTGTTTTACCTGTATTAGTAACCAACTCATCAAGAAAATCACCACATTTCATACACATTTTTTCTATGTCTGACACATGTTTGTCAAACTTTATCTCTTCATTATGATTCAACCCAACTTTATGCATGGGTGTATCATTGTCAATACAAAATACATTTCTATTTGAAGGAACTTTTGCACCTGCATGAGCTTGCATGCTTAAAAAATCATCTCCTGTGTAGTGTGTATGAAATACCACACCAACCTCTGATGAATTTACTTGTTTACCAATAGGATGATCTACTGGAATCGCATAGGTTATAGTATTAGGTCTGAATGTATACATTCTTTCATCATGAATTCTTTCAGTCCTAACATCGCCAGGAGTAAAGACCAGATCACCTTGAACCACGCCTTTTATATTCAAATCTTTAAAATATTTTACACAAAATTTTAATTTTTTATTCAATTCACCTCCATCAGGATAATGTATATCAACATCAACCTCCTCGTAACAAATTTTTGGAGTTTGAGCAAAAACACTTTTAGTTCCTACAAAAAATAATCCAGTAAGAGGTTCTTTTCCACAAACAATAGCGGGTGCTCCATCCCATTTTGTTTGCATAAATCCTGTGCTGTCATCACAACCAAGCATCTTGCGTAATTCCTGTAAAAAACTAACAGCTGCTTTACATCCCTCAACTCCATAGTTAAGCATCTCATCTTCTAGATGTTCTAAGTGTTTTAGTTGTGTTACGTTTGCCATTATATTTTATTTGGATTTTTAGCAGCACCAGAATAGGAATCATCAGAAGCTTCCCAAAACATAGTATCTTTAGTTTCTCCATTAAATTTATATCCTGCCTGTAAATGAGTTGGATATGTAGCATTTGGATCGTCTTTCGTACCTTGTCCCGAAGTATTCCTAATACTAAAAAGTAAATTTAAAGTTGGCGTTGTCATAACAATATTAATACGTTTTGCATCACCACTTCTACCAGTACCACCGTATTGTATGGTAATACTACTCTTAGATGGAATACATGAACTGTCAAGAAATTTTTCTGTCATCTTTAGATGAAATATTTTACCCTTATCTTTATGAACATAATGATATCCATAACCTAAAGACCCTTTAATCAATGCTTTAAGAAGAGATGTATTAAAACCTTTTGCTGGTTTAGCAGTTTCGCTATATGGTATGCCTGCGTCAGCATCATTAAAGACTTTACAAAATTTTTCATGATCTATTCCAAAAGTATCAAGTAATTTTTTACCATCATTTTTTTGAATATTACTTGCTTTTATATCAGCAATAGGAAAATAGTTAGTTCTAACACCTAAGTTTACTAAAGCAGTAGTGCCACTTGTTTTAGCAGAAATATAAGTCAATACTACTCCTTTATCTCCTGTTACAGTTACATCACTAACTTTTTCTCCTATATCATATCCCTTCCCACCACCTGCACTACCAACAAACCATGTTCCATTCTTGAGTTTAAGTGGTCTTTTAGTATCACTACTACCCACATTCTTAGCAACAACCGATCTATTGTTCCACCATTTATAATCATTATCAAAAACTGTTGACATTTGCAAAACAAATGATTTTTCTGGACTCTCAGGCATTGAATCCATACCTTCAGTTGCGTACTTGTTGATTGCCTCTACTAAAATATCCTCAAATTTATTACCTTGGTTCCCTTTACCTTTACCCTTTCTACTTCCGTCACCCCATCTAACTCTTAACGAATTTAATCTTGCTTCTTTTGATATCTCTTTCTCTCCTGTTGCACCTTTTGTGTACCCTTTCTTCTGTACAATTCTCATAATTTTAACTTCTTTCTTACCACCACTTTCATCAGCAGAAAATGCTAGAGGATCAGGTTCATCAGGATAATTAGATTTAATATGATCCCATAAACGCATAACCTCCATCGCAACCTCTGGTTTCATGTTGCATTTCTTGACAGCAGCTGCACACTTTTTACGAGTGTTTGGTATTATATCCCAAGCCATTAAAAAAGAGGGTAGTTTCACCCTCTATTTATTGTTATCTGTCGCCTTTTGCTCTGACCTCAGATTTTTCTACAGAGAAACTACCGCCAGGATATCTCTTCTCTAGTTTTTTGACGTTTCCTTTTATAACATCATCAAATGATACTCCTAATGCCATACATGCCTGTGCTACGTACCACATAACGTCACCCAACTCAATAATAAGATGTTCTCTATTGTCGTCGTTCCAAGGTTTACCTTGGAAAACCATTTTTTTAACGATCTCAAGAAACTCACCAGATTCAGCAGCAAGTCCAACGCCAGCAGTAGTAAGTCGTTCAATATTGGCACCTTCTCGGTCAAGTTCCCCCAAGCGATCAGCAAGAGAGACGAAATCTTTAGAACTATCTGATGTAACAGCATCTACGAACTGCTCATATTTTTTAAAATCAATAGACATAATTTATACATTCCATTCAGCAAATTTAGATAATCGGTTTTGTGTTTCAGAGAACTGTGGCATCTCTTCATAATCCACATCCATAACAGATGTGTTTTCAGCAACATCATACAGTCTCATTTTCGCTCTGTCAATACCAATCATAAATTTTCTATTATTGGTAGGATCATTATATCTATTCTTCAGTTGCTTGACCATTATTCTACCTTGGGATTCCAACTCCTCAGTAGATATGAGAGCGAACATAAGGTCAGCAGTAGCAGGAAGTCCGAAAGACTCGGACGTGTCAGTAAGGTCAGGATCGCTGTTGCCGAAACCAGCACGAGTAGTTTGAGTAGCACTGACAATCGGTACGTTATTTTCCACAGCAAGACCTCTAAGTTCTTCAGCAATCGCTTTGACGTAAGTGTATGAGTTAACAATTGCACCTTTATACCTCGCACTTGCACATATATTTAAGTAATCTATGAATATTATATCAGGTTTAAAATCTTTTTTCAATGCTAGATCTGATAAGAGTGCCTTAAAATGACCCACATGAGCAGATGCAGTAGGATATTCTTTAATGATAAGTTTACCTTGTGTTTTTCTAGAGATCTCATTAACTTTACTATTATAAAGAACTTTTGGTAACTCAGGGATATCTCTTATATTACAGTTTAGAAGATTTGCATCAATTCGTTCAGCAATTTTCTCCTCTGCCATTTCACATGTAATGTATAGTACGTTCCGTCCTTGCAACAAGATGGAGCTAGCCACGTGGCACATGAATAAACTTTTGCCGACACCTGTACCAGCAAGTGCGATGTTAAGAGTCTTATTAGGGATACCACCTTTCGTAATATAATTAAACTTTTCAAGATCAAAGGCAATTTT